GGAAAATCAATCTAAGACAGGGTCCAATGGACCCTCATTCGATTGACTCAATCCAGAATAGGTCTGTTCAACCAACTAGGTATCTCCTTTCGAGACTCCCACAGAAGTTGACTGACCAGAGAAGTAAACGACCCTTTGCTACAGCAGCATTGGAGTTGTTTCTCTCTTTCCTAGATGAGCTAATAGACGGCCAAGCCCAGGGTGTTCCTGGGCATGAACTCTCAGGCCCGTTTGCATTTTTGCCTAAATCTCATGTGTCTTCCTTTCGGAAGTTGCTTGAAGATCTAAACTGCAAAGTTGAGCCTTTTAATCTATCTTCTACTGTCCGACGCGAATGGGTTCAAATAACTCATCGTCAATCGTCGACAGAGGTCGTCCTACAGGCGCTCTCTTTCGTGCGCGGGATAGTTGATGTTTTGGCAGATTTTGATCATGATAAGATCAATAGTCTACCAAACTTGCTTCATTCTCTTGTTACCCTTCTTCGGCGTGTTCTCACGTGGCCTATTGGAGACTTTGTAAAGAATGCAAAATTCTTTACAGCTTTTCCAATGGCTGAGTTCTTAAGGAATCCGCTTCCAGCGAAACCTCCAACTTCATATAATCCTTCATTTAACAAGTATCTATTCTCTGGTGCCCTAAAAAGGTACTTTAAGAATAGGATAAATTCTGGTCGGTCTTCGGACCTTCCTCTATTTGTCGGCCTGTTACAAGGAGTAAAAAGAAGTTGCAGGAAAGTACCGGATGCGTTTATCTCAGAGACTTATAAGAAACATGTTAAAACTCTAACAAAGACACCAGTCACTTCGGCTGATATCTATGTAAAAGCAGAACAATATCTTAATCGTCTTTGGGAGGGTGTTTCCTTTAATGAAAATAAAAAACTTAATTTTCCTTCTACTTCGGCTTCTAACCAAAACGCTCGTTCTAAAGGGGGGGCATATGGGGAAATCAAAGAAAAACTCTTTGGTATTCTCCCTACCCCTCTTTTAGATCGAATGGTTGAAGTTAGACCAGGAGTGGTTGAGGAAATTAAGGGACCTCTTTATTTTCAATCTTATTCAGAACTTGCTTCTGACTCATCTCTCTTCCTTGGACCTAATCTAGCCTCCGTTCAAGCGATAACCGAACCGTTAAAAGTTCGGACTATTACAAAAATGGACGCATTTCGTTCATGGTTTGGGAAATCGATTCAGAAGTCTATGTGGGATCACTTACACTCCTTTCCGGCCTTTGAATTAATTGGCACGCCATTAAGTATGGACACGCTCTCTGAATTAGAGAGGAAGTCCATAATCGTTCCAGAATTTGATCAGTATGTTTCGGGGGACTATTCAGCAGCTACAGATAATCTCAAAATCCAATACACGAAGTTATCGATGGAAACTTTCCTTTCGAAGGTTTCTATCTCTGACTCTGGTAAACAGATTTGTCGAGATGTTTTGTACGAGCAGATCTTGTCTTATCCTAAAACACAATGGAATTCTATGAACGATGGAGAGACTCTCCTTGTTAATGGTCAAAGCCAACAGAGGACTGGTCAGCTAATGGGCAGCATTCTTTCGTTTCCTCATTTATGCGCAGTAAATTTGGTAGGTTACTGGATTACGCTAGAGAAGTATCTAGGTCGAAGGATTCCATTAAGGAGTCTTCCCGTCTTGATTAATGGAGACGATATCCTTTTCAAGTCCAATTCTATTTTCTATTCAATGTGGTGTGATACCATTAAAGAATTAGGTTTTGAATTGTCACTTGGAAAGAATTATCTTCATCCAAATCTCTTGATGGTGAACTCGCTTCCTTTTTGGAGGAATTCATCTGGACTTCATCCAGTACCTTTCTTGAATACCGGTTTGTTAACTGGTCAATCCAAGTTATCAGGTCGCTCTACTGAGCGTCTGTTACCAATATGGGACATATATAATTATGTCATAAAGGGATGTGTAAATCCACTTTGGTCGCACTTTCGCTATCTACATCTTAATAAGAAATGGATAGAAGAGTGTTCTCAAAATGGAAATTATAATCTCTTTATTGATCATATGTATGGTGGATTAGGTTTTGAACTCCATCCGACTGTGAAACCATATGTCAAGTTTACTCCATTCCAAAGAAAGTTTGGAAACTTCCTTTGGGAGAAAACAAGAGAATTCCACGGAGACCTATCACGATTTAAATCAATGATGGGTGTTGTCCAGGAGTCTGAAGATTCCAAAGTTTCTAGTTTCATAGGTACCATTATGGTAATTACATTTATCGTAATTATCACAATCAGGGTACTTTCTCCAACCCTATTCATACACTAGTTATTAGTGATGAAGAAAGGTTACCTTTAGATTATACGCTCAATAATCCACCTTTTGTAGGTGAACCAGTAAGTAAGTCTGTTTTAAAGGTAGTTCATCCTAAGACTAGCGTCTTAAGAGAATTTAGGGAAAGTTTGAGTGTCTCCGGACGGATGACATCAATTGGTCGTCTTCTCACCAAACCTGGTGTGTACGTGGAACAGGTAACTGTTAATTAGAAACAATTTTATAATTGGGTCCTTAAGTGTAATTGCCCAAAACGGTGGTTTACAGAAATGTAGATCTTAATATTTCCGTGCTAACCAAAAAGCCGAGAGACTGCACGGCGCATCTCAATTGAGTTACTTAAGGATGTACAGTCCCTGGCGGTTAACCAGGGATCCAATACTTTTAACCAAAGAATGAATGCAAAGAATAACAGGAAAATTTCGAAGGATGCTGAAGCGTGGCTCGTTGCTTGTCTGGACCCGTATCATGATTATCAATATGATCTTGAAGGTCTGCCGGACCAACGTAGTGCTCCGTCAGTAGTGCAGACTCATAATCAGTCTTACTCACTTACGATACCAACTTCAGCTGGAGGAGGTAATTGGGACGCTTCCGTCCTTTTTACCGGGATTAACCGTCAGATTCAGGACGGTTTGGGAGGTGGTCAGGTAACAGTGTCGTCCTCTATGGTCCATTTGGTCAATACAGGAGCACTGAGTTTAGGTTCGGCCTTCGGGGCCCTAAACATCTGGGCTGGAGCGGCTGGTAGTTCAATGTCTACTGGGGCTCCGACGGCTATAGGAGATACTTATAGTCAACTCGGTAGTGTTATGAGTACTGATAGATGTCGTCTAATAGCGGCAGGTATCGAAATTCATAATACTACTGCGGAGATTTATAAACAGGGCTCTCTTACCGTTGCTCAATTACCCGACGTTGCAGAAGATGCTGGGATGGTGATGTATTTCTTTTCCGGTGGTGCAACCGCCGTAGAGAACACTCCAGTTCAGGCTGATCGCTGTTGCGTTCAGGCCTGTACTGTTGGTCCTCTACAGTCTGTACCAGGGGCATGTGTTTGGCCAGCCGCTCATGGGGTCTATGCGATCCCTAGAATGGTTAGTCCAACTAAAAATATACAACACTTTTCTCAAGGCGGGGCTGGAGTCGGTGGTATGTCCAGAGTTCCAATTTTGTACGGAACTGATGGAAAGACTGCTACTCCCGAACCTATTGGGTGGGTTGGCGGACCAACTGAACAGTTTGGTTTCGTACCCTTTGGCCCAAATGGATTTGCTCCTTTACAAATATTCTTTAATGGTTTGTCAGCTCAAACGACGCTGACCATCACTTTTAGAACAATTGTGGAGTATTTTCCATCCGTTGGCTCCTCTCTGCTCCCTCTTGCTAGTCCCTCTCCCTCCTATGACATCCTTGCCTTACAGATTTATTCGCAAATTATCTCTTCTGCTCCGTATGCAGTCCCGGTGGACCAAAACGAGAGTGGCGATTATTTTAAGAAAATTCTCGCCCTCGTTTCCCGTGGTCTGGGACTCCTTTCACCAATGCTTGGTGAATTCGCTCCATTAGCATTAGTTGCTTCGAGCCTCGGAAAAGAAGTGGTAAGATACGTTGATAAACGTTCTGCTGGCAAGCCTGCCCTTCAAAATCGTAAAAAATGAAACCCTTTCTTTCTGTGAACCATATTCTATGAAGATAGTCCCCTAAAAAGATTAAAGAGTTCTTACCGTTTCTATTCATCGTAGGTTGTTGATTGACCATCAATGGATTATTG